GAGCGCTGTGTCGGTGTACACCAGAACTTGCTGGCGCGTCTCGACAGCTGTCACAATCTCGGACCCAGAGCCGAGGCGCAGCTCGCCTGCGGTGTTGGTCGCGGTCGCTGCCCAGTCGGTCAGGTTCTCCTGCGTCGAAAACCGGATGGTCAGTGGATCTTGGACCCCGGGCGTGGACTCCGGATCGCAGCCAAACGCAATGACATGCCGGTCGCGGTCTGCCACAAGGATCTGCTTGGCAAGGGTCGGCGTGGCGTTGGCACCAGCCAGAGAGTCGAGGCTCACGGCCCGAGAGCCGAGGCCCGAGGTCCGATCCCAATAGTAGATCCCGCCGTTGCGCGGGTTGATCAGCAGGTCCTCGCCGAAGTTGTCGTGGCTCCAGATCCGCAGGGTGCTCGTGATGATTGGCGTTGCTGCTGCCGAGCCCCACGTTCCTCGGCCCCAGAAACCCACGCCCCAGCCTGCACCGAATGTCGAGGTGTCCAAGCCAATGCTGATTTGATACGCCCCAACCACTGCCGTGCCGCCGTTGCCCACATCCGAAGCGTTAGCTAGAACAGACGTAGGCGCCAGCGCGCCGTCGACAGTGATCTCTTGGATCGAGGTCCCCGCTTCTCGGGCCTCGATCGTATAGGTGTCGCTGTCGACAATCTCGGTAATGTTGTACTCTTGGTTGAGCACACCCGCTGTGATTGTACCGCCCAGATCGGCTGCGCCGCTGAACGTCACAAAGTCCCCGCTTACCGCTCCGTGGTCCGTGTCCGAGACAGTAATTGTCGAGGAGCCGTCTACCGCAGCAAAGGTCACGTCGCCCGCAGCCGTTGTCTCTCGGATCGGGGTAATGTCGTTGAACAGCCCGCCATCTTGGTTGAGGTAGTATTTGACGCTGGTGCCCAGCCCGATGAGGCGACTGTTGTTTAAGGCGGTCCAGGGGTGCATGGCGCGGCAAGAACCGAGGAACGAGGCCCCCGTAAACTTGGCCCAGCCGCCGATCTTCTCCGGGAAGCCGAAACGGAACCGCACCTTGTCGACATCGAACCACCCGCCCTCGTTGCTATACGAGGTGGTCTCTCGGTTAATACCGGGACGGAACTGGAGTTTCGTGAGGGGCATGTTATTCCCCTTATGCGGGTTCAACGGGCCAATCGTCATCACCCAGATAAGGGAAGTTAGCATGATCCGTGATGTCGCGCAAAGCCTGACGATAGGTAGCCCATGCTGTAGCATCAACAGGAGCATCAGCAATCTGGGTCCAGTCACTGTCAGACAGTAGTTGGTTGCGCTTATTGCGAATGCCGTCAGCCTGCTGTGCTGCCCGCTGAGATACTTCCTCTGGCGTAGCATCAGTCACGTCCCATACCTGTGTCCACACACCATTGACCAGCACAGGTGTGCCTTCGGTGATATTCTTTGTGTGGTCATATGCGGGGGAATTAGAGTCGACGACAGAGTAAACATCCCACCCAACCAACAAGTCATCCGAGGGACGCTTAGGGAAGCTGGTGTTAGGGTTGTCTTTTCTCAGTTCACCGATTGTGTAAGGATATTTTTCGATGGTCTGATTGGGGGCTAGGATGTGCATTTCTTCTGTCCTTTAGGTTATTGCGGAAAACCTGTGTTAGAGAAGGCTATTCTGCGTCCCCTGCCCGCAGGCAAAGTCGCTGGGTCAGGTAGCTTAGTGAAGGTGTCACCAGATCGTTTATAGATAGCGACATACGGTGTTATGCCGTGAGCTATTGCCATATAGGTGGAGTCACTTGAGAACACTATATCGTGTGCTGGCCCAGTGGGTAAGGATGCAGGGTCAGCCAACTTAGTGAAAACGTCACCGTCTCTTTTATAAATGAAAAAGAACGGTGTGTCGTTAAACCCAACAGCCATGTAAGTATCATCACTTGAGAAAGCCACACCCCAACCCAAAGCCGTCGGCAAAGTTGCAGGATTAGCCAACTTAGTAAAAGTATCAATCTCTTGGTTGTAGATAGTGACAAATGGGGTGTTATTGTGAGTAATCGCCAACAGAGGTGTGATGTCAAAAGACCCAAGAGTAGTAGCCGTAACCTCAGCAAAAGCACTCTCACCAAAGTCAGTCCCACGATGCCTTGCCTTGAAGGTATATGTCGTATTGGCAGTTAGGTTCCCCGCTGGCACTGTGATCGACAACAGGTTACTAGCATCAGCAAGAGACTCGTAGACTACAACTGCTCCCTCAAGAACCTGCCAGTCTGTGTTAAGGTGCGTATCCTCACCAGAAGGCACAGTCGTAAAGGCACTAGTGGTCAGGGTCGGTGCCTCAGGCACATCGCTAGGAGAACCCTCTACGGTAAGCGTAGGGGCCACGACAAAATCACCAGTGACGGTAAAGCCCTGCGTAAGCATCCAGAGGCTTTCACCACGGGCAGACACATCCTTGCAGCGCCAGACATACAGTGCCTCAAGCGTAAGGTCAGGGGTGACAGCCACAGTGTTAGCATTAACCTCTGCCGTAAAGACAGGGCTAGTGAAGGTGGGATCAGACGACAGCGACAACTCAAAGCGCCGATACAGCCTAGCGTCAATGCTTACAGACGGGGCATAAACCGAAGCCTCAAGGGTCAGCGTGGGCAGCACACCTGTAGCGCCATCCAAAGGGGCCAGAGGGAAGGGCTTGCGGATGTCACGGTATAGGTCAAACTCAGCCCAGTCGGCATTGGCCTCAGACGGTTCACTGGTCGCAATGTTAGAGATGGGAGCCGTAAGCACCCACATCAAGTCATTATGCAGCACAGCGTAAGGCGGGGATACAGCGCCAGTCTTGCCCAGCCAAGGGCCTTTGAAGTTGGCAGAGTTAGACGCGGCAACCTTTTGTGCATTGACTGTCGTGGCCGATGATGCAGCACTGGCCTTAAACGCGGCGACAGCAGTTTGATCAGCGTTGACATTGGTTGCAAGCGTGTTGCTTTCAGCGATAAACGTGGGCAGTGCAGCGACGAAGTTGCTAGACTCCTCGACAAAGTTGTCTGGGTCTTCGTTCCTGCTGGGGATCGGCGGTAGGTTGCTAATCGTCATTGCGGAAAACCTGTGTTAGAGAAGGCTATCCCTAAGCCGTTGTTAGCGGGTAAAGTGGCTGGGTTAGCTAGTTTAGTGAAAGTGTCGCCGCTTCTCTTATAGATGGTTACAAAGGGCGATGTTGAATGCGCCACAGCCAAATAAACAGTATCACTAGAAAAAGAAAGCCTTAGTCCTGTGGCTGGAAGGGCCACGTCTGGATCAGCCAATTTTGTAAATGTGTCCCCACTTCTTTTGTATATAGCAATAAATGGGGATGTGGTAGCATGGCCAACAGCTAGGTAAGTGTTGTCACTAGAAAACGCCACGCCATTACCAGTGCTAGGCGGTAATGTGGCTGGGTTAGCTAGTTTAGTGAAAGTATCACCACTTCTTTTGTATATAGTAAGATAGTCCCCCCCACCGTGACCAACAGCTAAGTAAACACCATCACTAGAAAAATCCACCCCGACACCATCACTACCGGGCAAAGTTGCAGGATTAGCTAATTTAGTGAAAGTATCACCACTTCTTTTGTAGATAGTGATGCATGGGGAAATTCCGTGTGCAGCAACCAAGTAAGTGCCATCAGGAGAAAACACTAAGTCCGCAGGCTGATAAGGTGGCAAAGTGGCTGGGTTAGCTAGTTTAGTGAAGGTGTCACCGCTTCTCTTATAGATGGTTATGAAAGGTGTGGTAGCATGGCCAACAGCTAGGTAAGTATCGTCATTAGAAAATGCAACACTAAAGCCCGTGCCAGCAGGCAAAGTTGAAGGGTCAGTTAGTTTGGTAAATGTATCACCGCTTCTTTTGTAAATGGTAACAAAAGGCGAGGTAATGTGCGCCACAGCCATGTAGGTGTCATCACTGGAAAAAGCTACCCCAAGGCAGGTCCCAGCGGGTAAAGTAGCTGGGTTAGATAGTTTAGTAAAAGTGTCAACCTCTTGATTATAAATAGTGATAAAGGGTGAGCTGCTATGAGCTACAGATAAGAAGGGAGTAATGTCACTATCCCCACCAGCAGCAGCCTGCATCATGATCCGAGCAATACTCATGTCGTTACACTCCTGCGTTCAATCACGACATCACCTGTCCTGCTGTGAAGCCATAGAATGTTGTGCCACTGTCGTGGGTGTAGAACACGAACACATCCACTTCTCCCGAACCAGCAGAGATCGTAGGGGCCTCACCACCAGCCCAGTCAACCGAGGCAGGCCATGTGATCGTTCGGGCTGTAGCGTCTTGAACAACCTTGAGCGTGAAGCCAAAGGCGCGCCCAGAGGCAGGCGGGTTGCTGAATGTGTATGTTACGTTCTCGGTCAGCGCATGCGTGAACACGTTGCCATCGCGGCAGTTGATCGTCGCTGCGTTGCTGGTTGAGGTGATTGCAGTTTCGTCTTCGACCACACCGGCGTCGAAGATCACGACGCCGTTTGCATCAGCCGTGACGACCTTGCTGGCCTC